GTTGTTAACAGTCTGTGGTCCGCTAAACTCTTCTTTTGGAGCAAGTTCTTTTTTCTTTTTAGAAAGATCTAAGAGGTCTTTGTTGGCATTTACAAGGGTATTCATTAGTGTAGAAACAACTTCATATGCTCTTGGATGCTCAGAAGCACGAGCAACATCAATCATATCTTCAAGTGCTTTATTTCCTTGTTCTATGACTGAATAAAGATTCTCTCTTGTATATTTGAAATCGTTCTCAATATCATCATCTGTCTTATCTGGTACAACAACAGGAACATTGTCGTGCTTAACAGGAGTGATACCAAGCGCTGATGTAATAGTTTCGTCGTCCATCACTATGCATCCTCAATAATGACAATATAACCCCAATCGTCATCCTTATTGATTTCTGTATAATCAATAGTATTATTTGCAAGTGTTGTTGGTTCACCATTTGCTGTAAGACCAGGGTAAATCTTAACTCGCTCTGCTGGTTCAGCATTCGTTGTAAAATCACCGTCTCTTGGACTTGCATAGAAGTTTGTATTTGCAAACTTGATGATTTTCTTATTCGTTACAGGTCCGAAGAAGTATCCTTTCATTGTAAATGTTAATGTCCAAATGACAACTCTTCTTGTTGTAAAGTCACCGTCATAAACTTCTTCACTATTGACAGAAGTAAGAATTGTTGGTATATCATAATACTCATCTAAACTATCAATCATCTTAACAGAAGTTGTCCACTCTGGTTTAAAGAATGGTAGTATCTGTTCTAATATCTTTGTACCATCTTCAGCATACTTTGCCATAATAGACAATGTAAAATCCATATTATATGGTGCTGGAGTAAACTGAGAGATAAGAATATTGTCGTCTGCAGTTGATGGCTTTGTATTTCTCATCCTACCAGTTAATCTACGATCTGGATCATATACAACATTTGTTAACTCAAACGACATACGAGGTAAAGAGATTGCTGCAGGAGCGTTTAGCTCAGGGTCTGCTTCAAGCCTTGCAAGAAACTTCTGCGTTGGACCATAAGCAATAGGTACACGAAATGTTTGTACCGTTGTACCAGTATTATTATCACGAGAAATAAGAACCTCGTTGAACAGTGTGCCGAAGATTGTTACATATCTTCTCAATGAACCATGATAGAAACTATGACCAAACATTACCATCTACCTCCAGAAGAGAACGGATCAGCCTCTGAGAAGTCAATAATGTCGTCAGATGCTTGTTCAATCACATAGTTGTCAGCGAGTTCATCCTGTGTTTCTAAAAACTGTACTGTCGTATTTGATGTTGTCTCATAATATTCATAGAGATTGTCAATCTCTTCAACGCCTGTACTAAATCTTTCTTGTGAATATTCAAATAACTCCACACGAAGATCGTACATTTGAAGAGCGCCCATTTGATAGAACACAGGCTCATGCTCAACAAACTTAATCTCGTACATTTTTTTGTTCAATGGAAAGTATATTAAATCACCTTCTAGTGGTCTATCATTACCAGTATACGTGGAAACTTCAAGTTCAAATGTTCTTCTGGCAATCGTAAGAGTCATTTCATCACGAATCTCTAAACCAAATCGTGATAAGAAATCGCCTTCGCCTTCAAATCCATCTATGTTTTTAATATACATCTCCAAGAAATCGGCACGTTTGAACTCGGATAAATCATCTTCGTTTAGAATATCATCTTTTGCACCAGCAGTTCTTGTGATATAATACACATCATGCCCATGAATTTTGATTGATTCAATAACTAAATCTTCTATTAAATATTGCTCCATTGAAGAGCCAAAGTTATTGAAGTATAGCGAAGTAGCCATAATCTTATCCTACCATGTCGTGTACGGGCAATGAATAAGATGTTATCATGTCTTCTTCTAATCTTTGTATCTCGTCTCTAGCATCCTGTAGAATCTGTTCACCATTGAATGTAACACCACCAGGGAGTTGCATACCATTAAATTTTGTAAGATTTGATCCCCATTGATACTTAATTTTAGCAGTTGTATAGTTTTGTAACCAACGGTCTTTATATACATCAGCATATACAGTAGGATCAACAATCTGATAGCACTCTGCTATAATATAGTCGCCGACATTAACACGACCCCAATCCATATCAATATACAGACGATTAATATGACGATTGTAGCGAATAGGTTGCTTTCCAACTAGCATCTCTTCTATAAACTGAATATGTTGCATCGCCATCATATACTCTTGAAGACGATAGTTGCTCATATCATACATGTCATTGAGAGCAAACTGATAGCGGATATTGAATAGATTATTGACAGAAAGAGCGTCACCAATGTCAAATAGATTTACGACACCGATGATGTTTTCTGCTACGGTGATGTATTTATTTGATATGTCATCAGATGTTAGAGCATGTTTTAAAAACGTTTTCTCAGCACCATCAAAATGATAGTCCCAATAATATGACAAAGACTCGTCAATGCGATCATCAACCTGATCGTCATCGACGTTAATCTCTATCACTGGTTTACCTAGTTTTCTAAGGCACCACTCTTTGAATTCTGCTCTTGTAGTTGGTTGAGCCATCTAACGCTCCTGTGGGTTTTCTTTTTATTTATAATTATGAAACCCAGGGTGCAGTTCTATTAACAATAGGAGGATTATTAATTTTGTCAATAGCATTGCTAATGTTTTGCTGTAGACGTGTTTCAGCTTGTTCAGCGGTCTCTCCGTCTTGTACTAATCCAGCAAGAACCCAACCTTTGACAGTTGCTTCTGTTAAATCAGCAAATGCTGTAAAGTTGTCAGCATCAGCGGCACCAACAGATACTGTTCCTATACTACTGTACGACGCATTTGTTTCATCATCCGTACCATGTAACTGCCAATGAATTGTTGTTACAACATCAGACAAATCACCTTCTGTTGGTTTTGTTTCAAGTGGATTGAAATTCCATGTGTATGTAATTGCCATATGTTAACCCCTTAGAGTGTTTATTTGTGTTTATATTGGTTGTTCATATGCCCAAGGCAGACCGTTTGCTTCTGCAGATTTGCGAGCAATTTGTGCTTCAACTTTGCTGGTACGATTTGCTTCAATCTCATCTGCGTCGAAGCCTTCTTGGGATTTTACCCAGCCGAGAACGAGTTCTTCGGTCAGGTCTTCATACGCAACAAAACCGTCTGCGTTGGGGTCAGGGGTGCAGATATACTTACCAGCATTAACCGCACTCTCGCCAGTGTCCGCTTGGGCAACACACTGCCAGTGTACTTCTTTGACACCACCAGTAACAGCGTCCCGTTTCATATCTAATACGGACCAAGTTACAGTTATAGCCATTGGACTTTTTTCCTTTTATGATTATAAGATTATAAATAAACAGGATATTGTGGTGGATTATAGAACCTTACTGTTACTGTGCAATCATAAAGCTGACCAGTTAAAGAACCAGTAACTAATTGCAATTTATATCTGGGATGTCCTGAAGTTCCGCTAGTAGCATCTAGATACATACGAGTCGTAACTCTACTATCTGATGAGTTAGAATTAACGTTGAAAGTTGTTATACCCAATGTCGTGCTACCTACTGTACTACCAGACTGTCCGTTCCAACTTTGATAGCCAGTAAAATATTGTTCTTTTTGACACAAGTAACCCGAGATTGCTACGGTCACATACCTTGCATATGCCGGACCTTCAAATAACAATACGTCTCTAGTGGTGTTTGAAGGGACATTACCCAGAGGTTTGCTATAAACACTATACCCAGCGTGATTACCACTACCTATCGAAATACTGCTGGTGTGAACCATTCCAGTTAATACACTGGGTGTAGTGCCAAACGCAGCTTTGTTCAAACTAGCATCAATGAGAAACATATTGGAGTTGCTGTCACTCTCAACACGAAAATCTATGTCATTGCCACTCTCGTTTACTACGACACTATCACTGCCAACGGTGAAAATGCTATCAGATACGTTGTAGGTTGCACTATCTGAGTTATCACGACCTACTCTAAAAATCTCACCATTTAAAGAAGTGCTACCATTCGACCTACGAGAAACCGACAAAACTGCCGCACCGTTGTACATAGCGCCGCCATTTGTTCCAGTGTCATAGAACGTAGCAATCTGACCCGCCGCTGAACCTTGAGCGGCAAAAGTATGAGACGGTGAAGTCGTGCCAATACCGACATAACCACTGGAAGTAATCCTCATGCGTTCAATGGGCTTAGTACCATAATATGGATTAAAATCATAATCTGTATTGGTGTAAAAAGCCAGATAACCGTCAGTTTGAGTATCGTATGTGCTATCGCCTGAAGTGGTTGAGTTTTCTTTAGCAGCAACAATAGCAGCTATTGTAACATCATCAAGTGTATCGCCCGATTTAACTCGGAAACCAATAGAAGAACCAACATCCTGTGCTGCCGTACTTGTACTTTCAAGAATCAAACTATGAGTGCGTTCGCCTGAACCGCCTATTCCGTCATCTGAGCTGTAACCGTCGTGGAAGTAGCCGCTACTAAAATCACGTCCTTGTGATTTGATATGAAGACCTGCTGATGGTGAAGTTATACCAATCCCTAACGCCTCAGCACTTGCATCCCAGAAAAACTTTTGACTGGTGCCTGTGTCTTCGTAGAAGCTAATGTCGCCAAACGGACCGATAGACATTTTTTTTGTTTCAGCCGTTGCGCCACCTGTCACATAGCCTGTAAAGAAATTCATTTCATAGTTCTGTCCAGAAGAACCATTATCACTAACTTGAATTTTACCTTTTACACCTGTACCGCCAATTGATGCATCATTGGAATAAAACTCAAGCTGACCTAAAGAGCCGCCGTCCACAGATGTATCACTTGACTGAATACGAATAGTTGCACCATCTGCATCTTCCACAGTTAGCCCATCGCTGGTAATCGTACCAGTTACATCTAATGCTGTTGCAGGTACAATATTTCCAATGCCAACTCGATTGTTAACAGCATCCACATAGAGAGTGTTAGTATCAAAAGCAATATTCGATGCTTCGCTAAAATCTACACCGTCGTTTTTTACTTTTGTTATAGTCATAGATTTTTTCCTTAACGCCCCTATGCATGTTTATCTGTATTTATAATACTATGAGCGTTTTACTCGGCGTCTTGAATTGTTAAAGTACCTGCCTCTACTTGGCGCATGATTTCGGCGTAGTGACGGTTGGCTGGGTCTAAGGGGACGGTCATCTCTTGTCCGTCGATGGTGGCACGGATGGAGGAGTTGTTTCCTGTCATTAGATTGACAACATACTGGGCAGATGTGATTTGCATTCCGTTCATTGTTTATATCTCCGCATCAAGCAAAAGGTCGTCGGCACGGACAAACCAAGAATGTGCATCAGCGG